GGTGTAGGTGAACACCTGCCGGGTCCCCTCGGCGCTGGTCCCCCAGAACCGGTACTTCAGCTTGAAGCGGATCATCCGGCTGCGGTCATGGGGGTGGAATTCGGGGAAGCAGTGCGCCGGGTTCAGCGGGATGATGCGGACCCGCCCGGGGTGCGGCCGGCCGATGGGATCGACCCAGGGCTCCTCGTAGGCGACCTTGATGAAGACGTCGCCGCTGACCGAGCCGAGCTGGCCGATCTCCCAGAGCAGCGCCTCCTTGTCGTTGTCCAGCTCCCAGATGCGCCGCAGCCGCGCCGGGACGATGCCCTCCGTCTCGTCCGGCGTGCGGAAGGTGACACCCCGGCCGAAGGTGAAGTTGGTCGTGAAGTCCGACAGCGCCCGGCAGTAGTTGAAGGTGAGCTGCGGCTCGCCGACCTCGCGGCGGTAGCCCCAGTGGTGGCCGAGGTACCAGGCCCAGTTCGATGCGTAGCGGTTCAGCCTTGGGCCGTGTACCTCGAATTCCTCGTCGGCCAGTTCGACCAGGCCCAGCGGCGAAATAGCGACCGTGAGGTCGCTCTGGGCAGCCCGAAATGACGCTGAATTGAAGTCGATTGCCACCGGTTACTTCTTGACCTCACCCGACTTCTTGTAGCGGGTCATCTTCTCCAGGCCGGCGCGTTCCTTCTTGCCGGACGGCTTCTCCCGCTTCACGCCGGCCACGTCGTGGGCGAATTTCTGGTTGCGCTTCGGAGCCGCCACGTCACCACCTCAGAGCCGGGTGGAGCTTGCCCCGGTTACCGGAGCGCAGGATCTCCACGAATTCCTTGGCCTCGGCCACCTTCTGCTCCCAGTGGGCCTTGTTCTTCACTCCGAGGCAGGCCGGGTGCCGCCAGCCGACGTATGTGCCATAGCCCTTCACCACCCGGGCGTCCTGGTTGATGCCGATGGCCCGGCCGCAGTAGCAGCAGTCCGGTCCCGACAGGCCGGGGGATTTTGACATCAGCTCTCCTCCTGCCGCTTCCGGGTGCCCTTCGGCTGGAGGCTTGACTTCCACACCGACATCTGGTTGCCCTCGCGGTCCTGGATCCAGTGGAAGGCCATACGGCCTGAGCCCACCTGGGCGATCCGCTTGACCGGCGTCCCCGGTGCGATTGGCTGGGAGCCCGGGTGCACCTTGGGATCCCAGGCGTCGAGGCCCGCCGGCTGGAAGACGTGCGTCGCCCGGAAGGGCTTGCGGCGCTCCTTGGGAGGCTCGGGTTCGGGCTGCGGCCGGCGGTCGTTGACCATCGACCGGATGCGGGCCAGGGCGTCGAGGTCTTCGGACGCCCGGCTCATGGCTCCCGGCGAGAGCGGCGACTGGGCGATGCGCGCCGCCATCTCGTCGTCGTAGGAGCCGGGCTGAATAGGCGGTCGCCGGGCCATTAGTCGTCCACGACGGACGGGCTCATCCGCTGCGTGCGGGCACCCGAGCGGATCACTTCCTCGTACTCGATGGTGGCGTAGTCGGCGAAGGAACCGTGGGCGAATTCCGCCAGGAACGTCGGCGCCTCGATCCAGGCCGCCGACCCGACGTGGGCGCGCTCCTGCATCGTCTGCTGGGCGTACTTGTACTGCACCTGGGGGTTGTTGTGGTTCGGCCGGCCGGGCGCCGGGACGTAGCCGTCAGCGATTCCCTGCTGGAAATCGTTCGGGACGTCGGTGTCGGTGGCGACGCCTTCCTCGAAGCGCAGCGGACCGCGCCCGCCGGGGACGTTGGGCGCCATCTTGCGCTCGTACTGGTACGTCGGCTTCTCGGGAAATCCCGGGGTCGGGGCGATGGGCATCGATGACCTCCTAGTTCGCGCGCCGATACTAATTCCTGCGGTTCATGATGGTGCGGTACCGACCCTCCCGAGGGCTCGGTGAAACCATGCTGCGAGGGTTGGGCCGACCGACGGTGCCGTGCGGCGTTTCGATGTCCTTTTCTCCGACCCGGTGATGGATTTCGTGGCCGTAGCGGTCGGCCACAGGGTCGCCGCCGGGATACGGCACCCGCATCGTCTCGTAGCCGGTCGGGACGTCGATGCGGCCCTCTCTGGCCGCAGCGGCGGCCCCGAACGCGTCCTGTACCCGGCCCACGATGTCGCCGGCCGGCCGGCTGCGCTCCTGCATGGCCGGCCCCTCCTCCCGACGCTGGTGGAGCTGGCGGCGCTCGGTGATGTCAGCCGAGGGAACGTCCTTGTCCATGTATTCGAGATTCTCGAATTGGGCCGGCGAGAGGTTGCGGAGATGCCAGACCTTCTCGCGCTCCTCGATGATCGGGTTGTCGTTCGTCCCCCGGTAGACCTTGACCTTGCCCCGATAGCGCTCGGTCACCGCCGCCGGTCCTTCAGGATGTCCTTCCAGGCGTCCATCTCGGCGTTCTGGGACATGCGCTGCTCCAGCATCTTGCGGGCCATGTCGGTGGGGCTCTCCAGCGGCTCGCCGTGCCGGGCCAGGTCGGCGCTGCGGAAGAAGTGGGCCGACCGGGTGGAGATGGCGTCGGGGTCGGGCAGACCGAGAGCTGAGCGCTCCGACGACAGCACCTCACCGACCGTCCGGTTGTCCCGCCGCCGGCCGGTGGCCGCCCTGGCCTGCTGGGCGGCATCCTTCTTGAGCTGGAGCCGGTGCGCTGCCATCGCCACGATGTCGGTGGCATCCTCGGGCGGCTGGCGGTAGTAATTGGCGTAGTCGGTTTCGTGGCGCAGCTTGCGAGCGGTGCGCCGGGCGTGAGCCGCCAGGTCGTTAGCCATACCGACGCCGCCTTTCCTCGTAAAATGGCGCCGTCGAAACTTCGACGGTCGGCATCGTCATTTCCTTGGTCAGCACACAGGCCAGGGCCAGACTATCCGGGTAGTCGTCGTGGGCCTCGGCTTCGTCAGGGGCGCGGGCCAAGAGGTGCGGCCCCTCGTAGTGCTTCTCCAGGTCGAGCATCTGCTGCATGAAGCGCTGATGCACCTTGTTGCGCTTGGCCTTGGCCGAGCCCGGCCAGACGATCATGCGGCGCTGGATCAGCTCCATCAGGTGCTTCCACCGGTCGGACTGGTCGGGGCGGTTGGATCGCAGGGCGTGGACTTCGGCCCGGGGAAGGAGCCGCTTCAGCCTTTCGGCCACAGCGTCGCCCACGCCCTGCGAATCGACACCTACCCCCAGGACGTCGTAGTACTGCAAGAAATCGCAGATCCTCCAGTACTGCTCCTCCCAGTCGTCGCCATGTAGCTCCAGCCAGTTCAGAATTCGGTGCTCGTAGTAGCCGAATTCGTCGGGCCGGTCCCAGTCCACCCAGACGACAGTGACGACGGTAGAGTCAATTCGCCGGGCGGGGTCGATGCCCACCAGGACCGGCGATTTGAACCAGCTCTTGACGATGTCCATCTTGGGGTCGGACAGCTCCTCCATGACGGACTGGGTTACGAACATGCCTCGTTCGAGGAGCCATTCCAGGGCGTAGGAGAGACGGAATTCGTCGCTGTCCTCGCCGAGACGCTGGCGCTCCTTCTCGACGTACTTCCGGTAGTTGGGGTTGTAGCGGGCGCAGACCTTCCAGTCGTATTCGAAGTGGTTCTGCTTGGCGCCGCGCCGTGTCTGCCGGCGCTTGTTGAGCTGGATCGCCTTGTAGAAGTCGCCCTTCTTCACGTCAGGCGTCCCGAGCTTCACCAGGGAGGCGTTGTAGAAGGCGCCCATGGGGTGGATCGACTTCCGCACGACGTGCTCGTCGGCATGCTGGGCCTCGTCCACGATGATCAGGTGGTAGGACTTCGACTCGATTTTCGCCCGGGGGTGGGCGGTCTGCATCCGGCACAGGGAGCCGGACTTCTTGAGCTTGATGATCTTGCCCCGGCCGTCCGGCATCTCGTCCAGCTCGGGGTCGAGGAGGATGTCCATGGCGTGGTCGGAGGTCAGCCGGCTGACGGCGCGGGAGAAGATCGTGTCAGCCTGCTCGTCGGTCGGAGCGAAAATGCCAACCCAGAATCCCCGCTTGAATTTCCCCAGCAGCTCCTTGAATGGATCCATCTGGGCCAGCTTCGGCAGGAGAACCAGGAGAGCGGCCACGACGTCGGCCACCGTCTCGGACTTGCCCGACTGGCGGGACATCAGGATGGTCAGCTCCTCGCCGTCGTTGACCACGACCGACTCGATGATCCGACGGGCGGCGGTGATCTGGTAGGGGTACAGCTCATGGCCCACCAGCTCATGCATGAAGACGATGATTTTCTCGACCAGATCGTCAACGAACGCCTGTGACCGGGCGTCGAGCGGTTCGGGTTCGGGGTCGAGGTCTTCAAATCCCTCTTCTTGCTCAAGAAGGCTCACGGTCTTGAGGGTACCCTGCACGCATGGACATTCCCTTCGTGCAGGCCCGGTATTTCACAGCGACCAACGGCCGAACGATTAAGTGGATCGTCATTCACGACATGGAAGCGCCCGAGGCGTCAAATACGGCAGCCAACGTCGCCAACTGGTTCGCCGGGCCGAATTCTCCCCAGGCCAGTGCCCACTACTGCATCGACAACCAGCACATCGTCCAGTGCGTCCGCGACAAGGACGTCGCCTGGCACGCCCCCGGCGCCAATTCCAACGGCATCGGTATTGAGCACGCCGGCTACGCCAGCCAGAGCCGCGGCGATTGGCTCGACGCCTTTTCCACCGCCGAATTGCAGCTCTCGGCCCAGCTCGTCCGGTCGCTGTGCGACAAGTACTCCATTCCCAAGCAGTACGTGGACGCCGCCGGCCTCAAGGCCGGGCGCCCCGGCATCACCACCCACCTCCAGGTGACCAACGCCTTCCGCCAGGGCGACCACACCGACCCTGGCCCGAATTTCCCGATGGATCAGTACATCGCCTGGGTGAACGGCACCACGCCAGCCCAGCCCGTCGTAAAGGACAACAGGCCAGTGGTCAATGCACCCATCGTCGGCATCATGTCCCACCCGAGCTGGAACGGCGGCTACATCGAGATCGGGTCAGACGGCGGTACCTTCTCCTGGGGCGCCCCGAACTACGGCTCCATGGGCGGCCACCCCCTCAACGCCCCCGTCGTCGGCGGCGCCCCTTCACCGTCCGGCCAGGGCTACTGGCTGGTCGGAGCGGACGGCGGCGTCTTTGCCTTCGGTGACGCCGGTAATTTCGGCTCCATGGGCGGGCAGCAGCTCAACAAGCCAGTGGTGGGCATCTGCCCGACCGGCACCGGCCAGGGGTACTGGCTCGTCGCCCAGGACGGCGGCCTCTTCGCTTACGGAGACGCCAAGTTCCAGGGCACCGTCCAGTGGCAGGGGTAGATGGGCCAGGCAGGTGATCGGCTCAATGCGGCAACGTCAGAGGCCGCCGCTCTTCGGGAATCCGTTGACGCCCTCGTCAACACCATCCTGAGCGCAGCGCCCCAGGAGGACAAGCGCTGGTTCCGGGCCACTTGGCTGCTGATCGTCGGCGGGCCACTGCTGTTCGCCCTCACGGCCGGGCTCACGCTCTACACCACCACCCAGACGAGCAGGATCGAGAGCCGACTGAACCACGGCATCGTCTGTCTGCTGGCCGACCTCGATGACCACCGGTACACGAACCAGAACGCCCACGACCAGTTAGCGGCGCACGATATGGTCATCATCCAGCAGCCTGACGTGAAACCTCTCACGCCGCAGCAGGTCGATCAGCTCAAGCCGGCGTGCGACCGCTTCGTCCATGAGATCCTGAACGAACAGGCGCACCGTGCTCGCCGTTGACCCGTATCAGGCGCTCATCGTCAATGCCGGGGTGGCCGGCGTGTTCATCGTCCTGTTCCTGCTCGGCCAGATCTATTCGAAAACGAGCGTCGAGCGGGAGCGAGAGCT